TTCCAGTGTTTTTTGTATTAAGAAAGTGAAAAAAACATCGATTTTGATCAAATGTTGTGTGCAAATTGACAAACAAGACCATCATTTTCGTCCCAGATAAACATTTCACAAGACTGAATTCCACCTTTGTAGCCCTTCAGATTGTGCCAAGCATCAGTTCCAGACAATGAACGCATGAATCGGATCACCATTCCCTTGTGTTCTTGTGTTGCCATGAATTTGATTTCCTTTTTGTGATGTAGATGACCGACATGGATTTCACGAAATTTTGTTTCAGACCACAATTTCGGTTCTTCTGATGCTACAAGCAAAGGAAGATCAGCAACTTTTTCATTGTTTCCATGTGTGTATGTGATCAAGCATTTTCCGAACTTATAGTGTTTTCTAGGATTTGCACCATTGTTCACTTTAACATTCTTGTTGTTATGATACCAGCATTCCATTGCATCACCAACATAAAATGACCTTTCAAAGTCATGATTTCCTTGAACCACCACAACATCAACTGGTGCAATTTGTGACAACATGTCGATTCCCTTGATCAACAATTGTCTTCCAGCACGATATGTTTTTTGCCATCGCAAATCTTCATCTTGTGGTGTTCCATTTGAAGTTTGATTCATTCTGGTGTCTGAATTGAAGAAATCGTTTCCAATAGGAAAAACAACTCTTTTGATGTCAAACCCTTTGGATCTTTCAATCATTGCTGAAATCGCATCAATGAACCTTTTTGTGGCAATTTTAATATCATAGTTGTCACCAGTTTCTTTTCCCCAGCATAATTTTCCGAAATGAAGATCAAAAATGTTGACTTCCATCAATTGACCATGATTTTTGTTTTTGAATTTTAGTGCTTCATATTTTGGTGCAAATGATTTGACATCTTCAATGATTTCTTGTCTGATCCTTTTCAGTTCAAAAATTTCAGTTGATTTTTTCAACCATGCTTTGATTTGAAACAATGGTTCAACAATGATTTGACCATCAACTTGTGAACCGACTTCCCATTTGTTCACGACATACCGATCAACATTCCAGACTGATGTGTCAATTTTACAAACACGAATCAAATCATCAAGTGTTTTGATCCTTGAAGATTTTGGTGATGTGATTGTTTTCTTGTTCTTGGTGTGATCAATTTCAATTTCACCACCTTTTTTTGCATACTTTATTGCAGCAGACAAACATTGTGTTTGAACTGGTTTTGAAAATTTACGAAGTTCAGTGATCAATGGTTTCAGATCATCATTCCATCTTGGTCGAAATGTCAGTTGTTTTTTTGATTTCATTTGTCAAAGTAAAAGTTTTTTTCAGCACTTCAAACATTGGTCTTTGCAGATCATTGAACAAGCATCTGTTGACAACCATCACTTGAATATGTTGAAGATCTTGAACACATCTTTGAAGAAGATTCTGATCACCAGCAACAAAGCAGCAATTGCAAACATGAAATATGTCCATTCTTTTGCTTTTTCAGCAAATGATCTTTCACGAACAATCACTTTTTCAACTGGAATTTCTTTTTCAATGAAGATCGTGTCACCTTCACATTCACCAGAAAGGTAGATCAGTGAATCTTTTCGAATGTATTTGATTTTTATTTTGTCTTTGATCACAATGATTGTGTCTGAATCCAGAAATGGATCATCAACAAAAGTTGTGTCAACAAGAACTGATTCAATTCGAATAGTATCTTGAAACAAAATTGTGTCTTTGTCAATTAGTTCTGGAAACTTTTCAGTCAACTTCAAGATCTTTTTTTCTGCACGATCTATTTTGCACAATCTTGTTGTGCAACAACTAGAAAGTAGAATTGAAAAGATAAAGATGAAAACTATTTTTTGCATTCACAAAAGTTTTGTGTTCCAGAAGATCTTTTTGTTTCTCCATAGATGTAGCCGATCACAAATGGTGACAATGCAGCAAAGTATGCTGCAAATTCTGACATGTTTGTATTGTTTTTAATACCTAGAAACCCAAAGATCAACCATGCAATCATCATGAAGATAGTGATCAGAAATCGTTTTGAATATAGCATTTTCATAATTTTAATTTTTTTATAAGTGAATGTTTTTCATTGTCAGTCCTATTTTACAACAATAGTCTGCAACATTAAATGATGGACATGCTTTGTTTGAAAACTGATTGTGACCAGCAACTTTCAAATCTGGATTTCGCAAAATTTCATGCTTGATGTAGATTTCAAGTGTCTTGGATTGATCTTCAGTCAAAGTGTTTTTTGGATCTTTTGTCTTTTTACAAAGTCCACCAATGTAGCAAACATGCTTTGAATGTGAATTTTGACCACGAACACCCCATGTCATTTCAGAACTTTCAATGAATCCATCATATGGATTTGAACCTTTTGCGAAATGAAGATTGTGCAAAGCACCATCAATTGTGATGACATCAGAATAGCCAACCCTTGACCAGCCACGACCAGATTTTCCCATGTGCCATTCTTTGATTGTTTCTGGTCTTATGTCGTCACCTTCATAAGTTGCAGAACAATGAATGATCAAAAATTTTTGCTTTTTCATCTTCCTTGTCCATTGTATTTTTTGACATAATTGTCTGAACCTTTGTTTTTTGAAGTCTTTGATTTTGAATGAACACCTTTTCTTTTTTTTGACTTATTTTTTCGAAATATAAAAGTTGCAAGTTTTGCCATTTTTAATTTGTTTTATCATTCCAGAATCTGATTTCCTTTGCAATCTTGATGATTGTCCAGATAATTGCAGCCGAATATGAAATCAACTTCAAACCCATTTCAACATCGGTCAAAGAAATTCCAACTGCACCAATGTTCAAAATTATTGTCATTGGACAAACTCTTTGTATCATTTCATTCATTTTTGAAGTCATTTTTTTTTAATTAGTAAGTCATTGCAATGTTGCAATTCAAATTGAATGTAACTGCTTCCCTTGCTTCTGGTGGAACATATGCAGAAAGCATCAACACTTCATTTGCAACCATTTCTTCATCAAATCCACTACAAGTTGCAAAGTTTGTGATATTAAAACAAATCGGTGTGTTGTTTCCAGTCAATGTCAAAAGTTCTGTTGATAGTCTGCAAATTGGAAGTTGTGATGGATATTCACCTTCAAGTGGACATGCAAGTTTTGTTCTTAACAAAGACAAATGAATTTGACCAACCCCATAGATCCAGCCATTGAAAGACATCATTCTTGCACCATCACGAGGAACAACCCAGACAGAAGAATTGACCATGTTTTTTGGTGAAACCCATGTGATCGGTGAAGCACCCAGATTGACCGAAAATTTGTGTTCATTGTTATATTGTGCATTTCCAAGTCCGAATTCATTTCCAGCACTGATGCTTCCATGACCTTCAATGTTGCTTGAAACAATGCTGATTGGCGAATTGATTGTCACTGCACCAGTTCCACCAGTTGGTGAAATTGTGACATTTGATCCAGCAATGATTTGTGACACACCACCACCACCAGCATCTGCAACCCATTCCAGATTTCCAGATGAATTTTTTGTCAACTTTGTGTCATTTGCAGCAGTTGAAAAGTCTTTTGGATTGTGAATTTGATCGTTTGAAAGATCTTTGTGAAGATTTGACATGATTCTATTTTTTAGTTGTTTTTTTTGTTTTCGATGGATTGTCAAATTGTGTTTGACAAACTGCAATTCTTTGTGCTACATTCGGAAATTCCACATTCATCACTTCATTCGACATGCATCTTGAAATGAATTCTGATTTTTTTTCTTCTTTTTTTGGAATTGGTATCGGCATTCTTTTTCTTTTAGTAGATAATCATTCCATGATTCTTTGTCACACTTGCATTTGATCCACAAATTGATGATGATCCACCACCATATTCTGGAAAACTTGATGCATTGTCATTGATGAATTCCATCATTGCTTTCAACATGACTTTTGCTTTTCGATAAGTGTCTTGTTTATACACATTCAAATCAGATGGTGTGACAAGGTGTGAAAATTCTGGCATGTTATTGACAAAACCAGAAGATGTTGATTGATTCTGTATTTCAAGAATGATTTCAAATCTGGTGAACCATGCAAGTGTCGGTTTGATCCAGTCAGTCATCAAAGTGTCTTCATCAGTTGTGAATGTATTATTTTGAAACGCATCTTTCAAATGAATGTAGAATGATTCACCAAGTGGTTCTTTGATGTGTGCAATTTCAGTCAAGACAAGTTGTTGGTTGTTGATCAACACTGGATCAGTGTTTTTGTTTGTGAATGTCAAGTTGATCACTTCAGTTCCAGTCATGAATGGTGCATCGGACATGTAGTTGTTTGTAAGTGCCATATTATTCTGATTTTATATTTGAAAGAAATCGATCACCATCTTCAATCGGATCGAATCCAAGCATGATTCTTTGTTCATTAAGTGTCAAAATTGCTGATGGAACGATATCTGCAAGATATGAAATCGGTGGTTCATAGACAATTTCAAGATCATCTGCATTCATTGGTGTCAAATCATCAATCACCATTTTGATCTTTTTCAAGACAACACCTTCAACATCTTTGATGATTGTTCCCATGACCATTTCCCATGCAACACGAATTTCATTTCCAGTTGATCCAAGTTTGTTCGATGCAACTATTCCAGACATTGCTGGTTGCCATCTATGTGCAGTGATGATGTTTTGACTTGTCAGTTTTTGCAATTCCATGAAAGATCCATCTGCATTGTCATTCAGCATTGTGATGTTTGCTGGTTTTGAATCACCATTTTTCACAAGAAACAAGATCTTTGAATTGTTATTTTTTCCAGTCCATCTTTGTTGTGCATCTTTCACCAATGCTTCTGCTTCTTCTTCACCCATGTCACCATTGATTTCAACAATTGCTGATGGCACAAAGTTATTTTCGAACTTTGTTTTGTTATAGGATTGAAGCAAATTGTCAATGGACAACCATGAAAGCGATCCAATAAAGTCTGGCATTCCATAAAATGAAAAAGTCGGTTCATAG